AATTTTTAGGGGTTGTAAGTTTGTCGATAGTGATGGTCAAGTTGTGTTTAAAGCACACTATCCATCAGGACAAACATCTACAAGTACAATTACTGCTTTAGTTGAAGATGATCCAAACAATCTTTACGAAGTACAATGTACTGGTTCTCTTGCGTTAGCTGCTGTTGGTGCTAACGTAGATCTAGCTTATACTGCTGGCTCTACTGTTACTGGCCAATCAAAAGCTGAAGTAGATTCAGGAGCAACTTCTGCTGCTGAAAACTTTAGAATTGTTGGATTTTCAAAAGATCCTGACAATGACGAAAGAGGTTCTGCAAACGTGAATGTGATCGTTAAAATTAACGAGCACTTCTACTCAACTACTACAGGGGTGTAACCATGGCAATAAATAGAGCACAATTAGCTAAAGAGTTAGAGCCAGGTCTAAATGCACTTTTTGGTATGGAGTACAACCGTTACGACAACGAACATGCTGAAATCTTTGAAGAAAACACTTCTGATAGAGCTTTCGAGGAAGAAGTAATGATTGTTGGTTTTGGTAATGCTCCGACTAAAGCAGAAGGTGCTGGCGTAGCTTTTGATAATGCAACTGAAGGATTTACAGCTCGTTATGAACACGAAACTGTAGCTCTTGCTTTCGCATTAACTGAAGAAGCAGTTGAAGATAATTTGTATGACCGTTTAGGTTCGAGATATACCAAAGCATTAGCTAGAAGTATGGCTCATACTAAACAAATTAAAGCTGCAAATATTCTGAACAACGCATTTAGCACTAGCTTTCCTGGTGGAGACGGTAAGCCGTTAATCGCTACTGACCACCCGTTAAGCACAGGTACTGCTGCTAACAGAGCAACAACTTTTGCTGACCTTAACGAAACATCTTTAGAAGATGCTTTGATAAGGATTTCAACTCAAACTGATGATCGTGGTTTGAACATAGCTTTACAAGGAACTAAATTGATTATTCCACCACAATTACAATTCGTGGCGGATCGTCTTTTAAACACTCCTGGTAGAGTTGCTACTTCAGACAACGACATTAACTCAATCAGAAACCAAGGAATGCTTCCTCAAGGTTATGTGGTAAACCACTATCTTGTAGATCCAGATGCGTTCTTCTTGAAAACAGATGTTCCTGATGGGTTCAAAATGTTTGTTAGAAGTCCTCTACAAACTGCATTAGAAGGTGATTTTGATACTGGAAACATGAGATATAAAGCCAGAGAGAGATATTCATTTGGATTCTCTAACTGGAGATGTGTTGACGGTTCTCAAGGAGCTTAATAATCATAAAGAGGGGAGGGCTTCGGCTCTCCCTTTTTTTAAAAATGTGGTTACACGAACCAAATAATTTATCTGAAACCCCTTGTGTGGGTAGATGTACCACCTCTGTAATACCATTTGATGATGTATGCAAAGGTTGTGGGAGAACTGTCGCAGAAATTAGAGATTGGGGCAGTTATACTGAATTAGAAAAAAAATTAATTAATATTAGAAACTCAAGAAAATACGAAATTAGACAAGTGAAACAATTTAAAATTATGACCGACAAAGAAAAAAGCGAAGATATAAGAGGGAGATTAGTTACAACAAGATGTTTAATAGAAATGATAGGCGAAGATCTTTTGAAAACTTATGGCAAAAATAATTTAACAAAAGAAACTTATGAAAAATTATATGAAGCACATAAGTTAATACTATCAGCTACAGAAAAATTACCTATTGAACATGACAAAGCCGTATAATAAAATTAATTCATCTAGGATTAATTAACTGTTTTATAGACTGACCTAGCAGACAAGCCGAGACTATAAGACTTATTTCCGTAGGAGGAAATTATGGCAA